CTGTTGTTTCTGTCCATACGGGGTCAGCGGCTCCACCACCTACGAGCATTTTAGTGATTGCTCCTGCGGCTATTTTGTGAGCTGTGTTTGCTCCCGTGCCTATTACTAATTCACCAGCAGCAGTCCAAATATCGTCTGTGGCTACGTCATTGTAAAGAGTATCGAAATATGTTTTTAAGAATGACTTTAAGGCTGTAAAAGTTACCGACTTTATTACATTCGCTGCCCCAGTATCCACTATGGGAATCTTGTCTGTATTGATAGGAGTACCCTTTGCTGTTGCGGCATGATTGATTGCACCAACATTTACAGCATCCGTAACATCTGCTCCAGATTCAACATTCAAAAGAGTCCTTACTTCTGTTGCGGTTAATGCATCTATTACTCCACCCGTTATTCTTCCTACCAATGTTTGTTCTGTAACAGTAAGGGGTATTGGTGTATTGTCAGCTGTTGCCATAAGAATGGTATATGCATCAAATGAACCCTCCATTACAGCCGCAGAAAGAACATAACCGATAAGGTAATTTGTACCACTGACAGTTCCGATATATAACTGTAGCGTATCGGTGCACCATCCGGGCTGTCCACTTGCAAGTGTTGGGATATCAGCTTTCAAACCATGATATATTACTATTTTAGCCATTACCATTCACCCTCGTCAACAAGTTCAGCTTCATCAGTTACATCATCATTGTCCTTATCATACACCCTTTCTTCCATGTACTTCTCACCCTCGGCTTCCGGCATTACCATTCACCTCCATCAATCAACTCTGTTTCATCAACAACACCATCTTCGTCTGCATCATACACTTCTTTTAACATATATTTAGATGTGTCAGATGGCCCACCAATATGTGTTGCCCCAAATACATCATCCTTCATTATTTCGGTTTTGTTTATATGCCCTATTTGTATTCCAGCAATCTCAAAATTTTCATCAAGCGTACTGTTTTGTAATCTAAAAATGGCGTGTTCTGAAACGGCACGAAGACCAACCATAATATTATTTCTTAAAATACTTTTATGTAATTCTATTGTTCCTTTCGCATCCCAAGTTATGGCTCCATTCATACTAATGCTAATGTCAACAGAATCACCACTTCCGTAAATACTTATAAATTCCCATCCAGTGTACATACCAACATCATTAAACAAAAACGACTTTGTATCAAACCAAGCATCTATGGCCACACCATTATCGTTTGCTATAGTGTCCAAAAGAGAATATATGTATCCATCACTCGAACCAAACAATATAGTTGGCGAAGAAGTTTGAAGCTCCCTTGACCCAATTCTCCAATCCAATGTTCCCAACGTGGCAAGAAGTTCACCAATAGTTGTTGCAGAATATGAAGAAAATGTTCCAGTTGCAGTTATATAATCGTTAAACTCCCAATATGAAAAAACATTATCTTTGTAATTAAAGCACCAAACAATGTTTGGATAATCAGATGAAACACTTGGAACAAATAATAAATATAAATTCAATGCAGCAATTTCTGTAGCATGACATTGGTCAAGAGTAGAAGGGTTTAAAAGATCAGAAAGTTTAGTGTCAATAAAAGAAGAAATTGGCTCACAAGTCAATCCATCAAATGCATACATCCTCAAGTCGTTTGCAAAAAATAGAAGTTGTTCGCCCTTTACAACAACTGCCGTTTTTCCTGCAATCGTGCCAATATCAACAATTCTACTTTCTTCAAACTCAAACGGATTTGTTCCACCAACATAATTCATCAAAACTATTGATCTTTCTTTTAAAATAGCTACTACATTCTTTAATAAAACAGCCCCCTTAATCCAGCCAGAACTTTTACTCAATGCATTGTTTCCAGAACCAGAACCAGTATTATCTTCTGGGTCACCAAGCACAGACCACTCTACACGTTGTGGAAATCTTGTACCAGTAACAACAGTGTCCATTCTAACAAGATGGTTTGAAAAATTTAAAACCACCTCTGCTTTATTCGGACTACCACCCAAATCCTCAAAACAAGAACTGACTCCCGGCACAAACTTTTGTATTTCATTAACTCTGTTGCTAAATACAAAATTCAAAACAGCATCAGTATCATTATATATCATATCAGAGAATATCAAATTCTCCACATCACCAGTTAACTCTGTTATGCCCCTAACATCATCAATGTAAACAGTATTCGCACCCTTATCAACAGCAACATTTAAAGCAAGAGATATAACTGCACCAAGAGCCGCTGGAGTGGTTATGTCAATGGATATTTCTGTTCTCGTTCCCGCAACTAAAGCAGGAATGTCGATTGTTTCTAACGGAGAAACACAACCACCTGTGTCGTCAAGAAGTATTTGTAAATCACCTTCAGCAAGAGCAACTGTGCTTCTAATCCAGAAATGAACCTGAGTGGCTGCCGTAAGGTTTAGTGCGGCAAAATCATCATAAAAAGCAATACCAGTTACAAACCCTGCCGCAATCACAGCTTTCAAACAATTCGTTCCTTTGATTCTATATACCGTATCATCTGTTAGGGTAACATTTGCAGATGCAGTCCAATCATCCTTATCTTCACAATCTTGTATTTCTGTGTTGGCCGTTACTATTTCCCAGTTTTCTGTTGATGTATTATAAAGATATGCATTCCTTGTTGTATAACAAAATAAATACGATGTCCCGTTATAACCAAAGAAGTTGTCAAACCCAACAACAGTTCCAAGAAGCGGAAGATTATCACCAAACGTAGAATAGCCTGGACGTTTACGAACCTTTTTATCTACAACGTAAACGTTTTTTGCATTTGACCAATATTGATCTTGAATCTCAATCGTTGGATAACGGAAATCAAGACCACCTGTTATGTTAAAGACTGGAGATTTTTTTAGGTATTTCTCTCCCCTCTCCAGTCCTGTTTGTTTCTGTGGTCTTAACATTGTCCTGTTCTCCTATTATTTTTCCGGTTAATGCAACTTCAAAAATCTTCCGTGTCTTAATCATTTCGTTTACCATCTTATCCATTGTAGCTTGAAGACCAACGAGTCTGTTTATATGGTTCTGTTCACACGAAGAAATTGATTCAAAAATACAACCTTCATATGTAAAATGTTTACCGTCTCCTCCAATTCTGATTCCACTTTCAAAAAGCTGACATTCAGAATTACATTTCCCTATTACACTAAACGGACATTTCTTTAACATAACAAAATCCTTTCTTTAGTCTTTTTTACACATTATAAAACAATAAGCTGCTGGTCGCCACGTACCGGCATGTGCAGAAGCTCCATGACTATGTGCTGTATCACTGCCAGTCGATGTTGTTAATTTACCTGTTCTTCTATTATAATAAGATCCTCCAAAACCAACAACACCACCTGTTCCGTCCCATTTTTCAAGACCAGAATGAGTATGTGCCGCTAATTCAGCAATTGTTAATGCATGACTTCCACCTGTGATTCCCGAAATTGTCCACGTCCCAGTAGCGTGTGCCCCCCCACCCGTTTGCCCACCTGCAGCAGAACCTTTCGTAACCATAATGGTTTTGTCATCAAGGGTATTCTGTATTGTCCATCCGGTTGGTGCAGTATCAGCATAAAACAACATAACATCTCCAGTAGCAATAGGAGAATCATTCATTTCTCCGCCAGATGTTATTTGAATTATATCACCGTCCTCGTCTATCATGAACAGTTCTGCTTTTGCCGAAGCATCTTTGGCATAAAGTATTATACCACTTGCAACTTCTGTCGGGTCGGCAGCTAATACCGGAAGGGTAATTTTCTTATGTAAACCATCGTTGGTTTGACTCGTTGCGTCCTTCCAATAATGGTCTATCTCCATTCTTTCACGAACAGCAACCTCTAACCTTCTGATATAATCATCAATCTCGTAACCATAATTATCATCATCTGGTGCGGCTTCAAATGCGGCGTTCCAATTATAAGTATGTGCCATTTTTCCTTACCTCACTTTGGATAACTTGGATAGCGTTCACCAAGATTAAACCCACGATTAACTGTGTTTTCTATTGAACCAAGCCTTCTTTCTCTGTTGGGATTCATTCTTCTCTGTGTAAGTCCAGCCAGCCCAGAAATATACTGTTGCCAATACCAGTTGCCCCTGTCCAGATCACGCCCACCACCAGACTTATACAGGGCCATTGCCATAACGCCATCTTTCAATAACTTACCGTTTGTGAATGGATATAATGGCGAACCAGCATCAGCAAGTTCTGACGGAATCATTATTTGTTCAATTCCAAGAACCAAATCTGCTGTTGTCGGTTTTCGGAACAAGCTAACCTTCGTGCCATCTTCTCCCAAATCATGATAGAAAACAGCTGGAGTACCAGAATCAAATTCTCTCCATTTATAAATATCTCTGTCCAACTCTACAACCGATGTTCCATCAAGAGGTATTCCATCACAATCAACACCTAAAAGTGTTATCCCTCTATCATATCCGGTTGGAACTGGGAGGTCGTAACTTTTCTGTTCTGCAACCGTTACCGTTGTTTCATCACGTACTTTTATAAGTTGAAGTTCTTCACAAGTATCTTGATAAAGATTATTATAATACTCTTTGATTTCTGCCTCTGTCCACCAATCAGAAGTTCCAGCTTCCTCTGATAGCTTTGCTTGAAGTTTAACATACGCTTCATCTAATGTCATGTCATACCTCTCTTTTGTGTGCAACCACACACAATGATGCTATATTTCGTGGAGAATCATGCCATTTCAAATTACCAAAACCACAATTGAATAACAGGTCTGTTAAATACTGCCTATTAAATCCACATAAATGTCTATCTGATGGGTAGAGCGTTCTTCCGTAAACACCGTTGTACCAATAATCTTTTGAACCCAAATAATTTTCTAAATAATTTCGCATAAATTGTTCAAGGTCTGGAACCTCTATGTAGGCACTTCCATCATCTTTAAGTACACGCCTCATTTCAGATAAGGCTTTCCAGTGGTTATTTTTATCAAGGTGTTCAAGGATATGAGAACAGATCACACCCTTGAACACTTTGCCTTCAAAGGGAATATCTAAAATATCACCCACTATATCAGGAACGGATATTTCATTCTCAACAACATCCATGTTAATTGCAGTGGTTATTCTGCAATTTCCACAACCTATATTTAGATATTCCTTTTCTGGTATCATTTTATATCTCGACTCTCGTGGCCAGTTCGTCAAATTGAATAAGAAAGTTGGGGTCAAACATGGGAGTGGCTTCTGGCCTATACCCATCTGCCATGCCATCGACCTCACTATAACTCAGGTTCAAATCGTGCGGAATTTCCATTGCCCCGGATGCACACATTCCAGTAGATGCCACGCTTCCATCATCGTTATATTCAACAAATAATGCAAGTGGATACTGCATGTATGTTTTTTGGCCGGGAACAATATTTCTACGAACCATTAACTTTTGTGTCACAATCTTCACTTCCAATACCTCCTTCACCAAGAACCTCAAGTGGGTTCCTGAATTCTGTTGGTGCAGTTGGGTCTGCCATGTATTTTATATCCTTGGAAAATTTTATGTCAGGTAGCCATATTTGGTTTAAACCATACTTCTCATGAATATCAAGAAGTATTTGTTTGGATGCTTTTGTTAGAATGGGCTTATCAACTAAATGACCAGCCTCTATCAAATCATCCATATAGATACCAACATCTTCCACATATTCTGATGCCTTTACACAAAAATAAACATCTTCAGTATGTGTATTCCCCGTTACAAACCACGGCTCAGGAACAATTTTAAACAACTCACAGTCAATCATTGTACAACAACAACCAACCGCATCGACCTTAACAAGGCCATCATCCCTTACAGAACCTTCATAATCAGAGAAAATTTTCATGACACCCTTTTCGACATATTTAAATATCATTGGTTCATAGGGGAAACCACGAATAAAAGCTCTTGCTTGCAGAATATGCATATCGGGATTTTCGTCAAATCTCCGAAACATCTTTTCGACAACGAGTGGGTCTAATCTCATATCATCATCATAAAAGAAAAGATGCGTACACTCATTTTGTAAGGCATACTTAACAGCCATATCCCTTGCTTTGTCAATCGGCATGCGCCACGGAGCAGAAAACAAAACCTCGACATCAGGTAGATTTCTACCAACACGATACATCATGTTCATGTGACTTGCATAAACAACTGGGTCAACTTGATAAAGATTCGTGGCAATCATCAATCGTTTTTTCATTTAATTACTCCAATCCTAATTAAGAACTCTTGCCATAGAGTTACGTTTGTTCCTCGTACCGTATTGCCTCCACAAAAACGGCACTTGCCAGTTTTCAAGAGAGTGATAGACGTTATCACTTTGTTACAAGTGTAACAACGATAAACATCTATCACCTTTCTCTCTTTCATAATTTACCCTTTCCCTTCTACAATGCCCTCACATAAACACCAGCGGCTCTGAGTGCAGCAGAAGAAGTAAGTGACGCCGAGTGACCATACACAAATGTGGGTTGCATTGCGGTGGCCGCACCAACCGATTCAGACATTACCAAATGACCACTGGAACCACTTGCAACATTTAGCACCGCCCCACAATTTGCCGCAAAGTCTGAATCACCGAGTATCTGTGCATTGGTTTTAAGGCCATAAACGAGCACCTTGCCATAGACCCCAGAAGCAATTGCTTCGTCCGCAAGACCAATGGTCTTGGTTCCATCTACTGCTTCATTTGCAAGATAAGCGTCCTTGCCATCACCAATACCATCGAAGTGATAACAAACTGGCCTACCATCAAGCAGTGCCTCAGCAGCCTTTACGATTAAACAAACCCTTTCAGGTTCTTCTCTGTTAATTCGAGCAAATAACATTTAACACCTCCCCTATAGACATCTTACATACACACCCAACTCACGCAAACCGGCAGACAAGGCCAGGGACGCTGAATGGGCATATACAAAGTTTGGCTGAACAGCTGTTGCCGCACCCAAAGATGCCGACTGCAGCAGACACCCGCTTGACTTGGAGTCAATCCCAAATATAGCACCACAGTTTGCGGCAAAATTGGAAGCTCCATAAGCCTGTGCATTGGTTTTTAAACCATACACCATTACCTTACCATACTTACCAGATGCAATTGCTTCGTCAGCCAACCCAACCACAAGGGTTCCGTCTGTGGCGGCATTAGCCAAGTATGCATCTTTACCATCCCCGGTGCCATCGAAATGATAACATACGGGACGGCCATCCAGTAACGCCTCAGCCGCTTTGACAATAATCAAGACCTTTTCAGGGTCTTCTCTGTTTATCCTTGCTATTAACATTATTCTTTTACTCCTTTGCCACAACGGGCCGTTAGGAAACAATTTCTTGATCTATCTTATAATGCAACCCTTGTTTCCTTCTGTTGGAACAACACAGTTCACCCATCATATAAAGGATGGACGTCTTGACCTTCTGGTTCTCCGGCTGAATAAACGGGCCAACAGCAAAATCCTGTCCCTGACACACAACCAACTCCAAAAATTCAGAATTGAGGAACGCCGCAGACGAATAATCTGTGGTAATGTCCGTCCAATATGAATCAACGGTGTCAATAGTCACAGCGGTTCCATCTTCCACATCAGGCACATACTCATCCCACATCAACGTGGCTCCCTTGAATTTGAACCCACCAAATCCAAGATCAGCAACAGTATCATTAGAAACCATAATCTGAGCCTTGCTCAAGCAAGCCCCTTCATATGTTTCATAATAACGCTGGTCACACAGAATCAAGTCAGGAAAACTTCGCTTACCCTTTGAACCACCCCTTGAACAGAGATTGTAAAGGTGAGACATTTCCTTGTAAAACTGTGCCCAAGTTTTTGTTGCGGCTGTGGTGGACAATGAAACCTGATTTTGCCACCAATCATACGTTGATTGGTTGATTCCACCAACAGTCGTTGAGGCGAAAGCCTTCTGGATAAGGTGAAAAATCGGGAGCAGGTCTGCACCACCATTGCCAGCAGAAAATGCAAGTATCATGGCATTAACATACTCACTCATTGACATTTCTGTGTTGTTTGCTTTGCTCTGCAACAGAGAAATTATCTGGTTCTTGCCCTGATTCTTTGCTAATTCTTTGTTGGAAATTGTAGTAGAACCGGCAATTTCCTTCCACTCATAAAAAGCAGCGGTGAGGTGATCTTGCGGAGTCGTGTCAATGGTATCATAACCAGAAGACATTGACTTTATTGTATCGTTACGCCCATATTCAAGCGGAATAACAATACGCTCTCCACCGGGTTCAGTTCTCTTTCTCTCGTTGGCATGAATCCAATAAAGGAAAGGGTTCGCGTTAAAGATATTGTCGTACAGCTTATCACGGTAATTCAACCATGTGCTGGTCAACATTTCATCAAATTCAAACGTAAATGAATTTACAGACATTTTTCAATTAACCTCCATAATGTGTTTGCGTCAACCCTGCGCACTGGCATCTTCAACAAATTTATCAAAAGCATCCTGCATGTTATTGATTTTCTTTGGTGTAATGCCAATTTTCTTTTTGTTTCCAAAGGTCGTTACGGCCTCTCTGCCTGGTTGACGATTAGTAACTTGTTTATTTGGGTCTGGCGTTTTTTCTTTTGTTTCTGCCACAATACCCAACTCCATATTGGCCACCCTAAGCAACAAATCAAGATCATTGTATGCATTGGGGCCGAGCTTCTTTGCAACTTCGTCCATCTTCATTACTGTTGTCGGAGGAACTTTCTTCTCTGTCATAAAAGTCTTGACAGTCGAAACAAAGCCTTCCTGTTTGTTTTTGCTAACATTCGAGGAAACAGTGCCTACTTGCGTTTTCAAATCCTTTATTTCATCATGCATGACCTTAAAGAATTTTGCATAATAATCATTGTCCTCGAACTGGAGGGCATCATCAAGCGGGTCTTTTACAACCACGGGAGAGGGCTCACCAGTGACAGTCCCTTGTTCGCCACCAGGATTCTGGTTGGCCATATTCTGCATCAAAACATCGGATAGGTCTGCTTTTGGTCGCAGCTTACCGAGTTCAGCGAATTGGTCACCCACTACGGTTTTGAACTTGCCTATCTCTTCACGAAATTCCTCAGGAAACTGAGAAACATCAAGATTCATAATATCCTCAACTGCAACCTCTTTTGTACCATCACCAGTACCATCATCCGTACCGGGAAGTTCACCAGCATTTACAACTACAGACTTTCCATCTTCTGAAAATTGAATGTCTTTAAACATGTCTAATCCTTTCTATAAATGGGCGTGTAGTCTGCCCTGTTTTTGCGCCAACTCTGTATCATTATGGCGGTTTACTGCATCCACTACGTCTTGTTTTGTTCTAACATATACCGGCTCATGGTCAATGTTTTCACAAAACTGTGCATCAAAAACATGAACGGCACCATTGGAAATTAGTTTTTTTGGATAACCCTGACACGGTTTATTAGGACACTCAACAACCAATTGATCATCAATCTTTTGTATCCTTTCAAAAAGAACACCACATCGCGGGCACTCATATTCATAAATGGGCATCAACAATTCCCTTTCTTTCCACCAGTTTTTTTACCAGTACCAGTATCAGAATTCCTTCCTCGTCCTCCACCACGTCCATCTTTTGGCCCCTTAGCATTTCTCGGTGGGCCTGTTTTATTTTTTCTTGGCATTATTTCGTACCTCCTTGTTTCTCACCAACGGTAGGTTTATCCTGACCACGCATAGCGATTAAACTCTGAATCTGTCTTTCTTTGTCAAGCTCTGCTTTTATTTGTTTCATTTCTTCCTCATTGTTTAAAACCTCCTCAGCATCTAAGGTTTGGAATGTCCTCGCGAAACCCCTGATAATACCAGGAAGTTTTATGTGCATGCGAATTAACTCTTGTGGAAACGCACTGAGACTTTGAATTAACATAGCATAATCTTGTCGCTCAAATTCTGGAAGTTTCGGTGCAGCAGAACCAACCTCTATGGTAACATTAAATTCACCAGCAATGTCATCCCTTTTGATGTCTTCCCAAGCCAACCCCTCGTCTCCGGTTATCAACATTGCATCTTCATCTGTTAGGTTTGCCTGCATTGATTGAGATAGTTTTTTTCCAACAGATGCGGCAAAATCTTCTACCAAGGACTTCTTGTCTTCTTTCCTTATACCAGATGCTTCTGATATTTTCGATGCCTCATATGCCGTTTTCCTTCTCTCAACCAACCCACGCTCACTTTCTGTTGCTCCACCAACTTCACGGAAATCTTCTTTAGACTGTTGGAAAGATGCGTAGATGGATGGTTCCAGTGGAGCATCTTTCACCACATCCATTACCTTATTAAGCGGAAGTTCCGTTACCTCAAATACAGTCCCGTCTCCACCTTTTTCAAAGGCCAGCTTGGAAGCCTCGTCTTTAAAGGTACTTGCGAGTATGGCATACTTTCTATTAAATCTTTTTGAATGATCTAATATAAGACCACGGCCAATGTTGAAATCTTCCTGTATTGGAATAAGTGCTTTCATTTCTGACAATGGATATATCTCGTCCATAACAGAATAAAACACCAAGAAGGAATAAGGATGATCTTCTACACCATCTGGCAATTCATCGTTCCTAAGAAAATCCACGCAATCATCTGTTATAACCTTTATCTTTTTATTTTCAAGGTCATATATTTCATACAGGACAATCCTTTTCAGACTGTCCTTTAAGGTATCATTCCATTCTTCGTGTCCACGAATCTTTTCTTTCATTGAACGCTGAACATCAAAACTTGCTTGTAATTTTTCTGTGTTTTTATATATCTTGTTTCCCTTTACGTCTGCTAAATCTTTGGTAATTTCTTCAATAATAAAACGGCCAGACTCAAAATCCGTGTCACCTTCCGTGTCGAAAATAAAGTTCTTCGGAGAAACCCTACGACTAATAAACCTTTGGTTCGTAGAAATTTCTTCACGATCATCGGTCTTGAAGTTCCCAGTCTTGGCATCAATATCATAAATTTCTTTTCCACTCGCATCGTATCCAAGAATTGTATATTTCCCAAAGTTCTCGTTGGTTTCAAAATCTGAAACATAACCGGATTTCATCGCACCAAAGAAGAAATGTGCGTCCTTTATTGAGAATCGCATCTGCCTTTTCAGCGCAGACCCCATGTTCTCTGTTGCGTAATAGTTCAGAAACTTCTCCATCTGCTTTGCAGACTTTACTGTATCAACTCCCTCAACCTTTCTTCTTGGACGAACAAACCATTTAGGATTCTGAAAATACAAAAACGGTAACTGTGAATTGATATGCGGGAAAATTAAATTAACCGTTGGTTTCTCTCCCAAGTTTACAACCCTATTTCCCCACTGTTTAGAATTGTAAAAATCAAGATATACCTTGACTTCTTTTAACTTCGCATCACGTAGTTTCTTCCCACGCTCTATACGATCTTGCCAGATTTTAACTTCTGGGTCAATAATTTTCATTGCAGTTTTAGTCATCAATACACCTGCGCCCCTAAGTGATTGTTCACTTGTTCGAGAATACTGCCAACATTTATCTTTTCACGTTGATCTTTTGCACGGCCCAACCTTCTTTTCCACAAGTGTAAAGAATTTCTGTCATACTCTGGTACTGATGTTTCCCTGCCAGAAGGTTTAACAACTTCCAATAACATTTGTTCTGCATCAGCCAAGTCGTCCCTTCTTGATTTCGGAAACCTCAACAACTCACTCTCACACTCTCCACCCTGCATTGCCCTAACGTGCCAAACCCAACCACCCTCATACCACGGTTGTAATTGTTTTATAAGATATTCTTTATTCTGTCCAGTGTTCTTACCAAGTGGCTCAAAGGTTACATGCTCCCTTGTATCCCTCATTCTTTTTTTAATAAAAGACCATAACATTTTTTCTACAAGAGATTTCTGGCCAGCAAACTTCACACATTCCCACTTGGCATATAGTTCAAAAATCTTATCTATAAATTTGGTCGGGTCTATCTGCTCATGGAATGTTTCCAAAATGTACAAGTTCTCATCCGCATCAAGCATCCCAATTACTATAGCTGAAAAATCGTTCCTTCCTTCTTCCGTTGCCCCATCAATTGCCATGTATGTCAAACCAATTGGCACGGTAACATCATCATCACGAACTAAAGATTTTCTGTCCGGTCGAATGTCAAAATAATGATTCTTAAAATACCTCTCCTTAAATACAGCGTCTTCTTGTGAAATCGGTTCATTCATATACAAACAGGAAAAAAGATAACTTCCCATTTTCTTACCTTGTTTAATTTTATTTAATTCTTCGAGTGAATACCTCTCTGGAAATGTAGCCTCACCGTCCAGTATGGCAGGAACCTTGATAAGTTCAATGTCCGGGTCTTCCTCAAGATCACCATACAAATCATAATCATCCCACCGTGTTCCCACTACGTCCATTGGCGAGTGAGGGTTATCACGGAGTGGAAAGAGAGCACGATAGAAATCCTTTGCCTTATCCATCTGGTCTTTCGTGGTTGTATTTTCTCTGGTTACGAGATCGTCAATAATAAGATGGTCGAAATGCCGACTCGTAAGTGTCGAATCCGCTCCAAACGCCTCAAACGTGCTCTCCATCACTGGACGCCCGCCACGATTAGGTATTTCAATCGCACTCTCAGTCCACTTTGTTTCTGGTGACAGCGCCTTCTGCGGGCAATACTCAGGAAAAAGGAGGCGGAATTTCTTGTTCACTAAGTATGGACTCCCGATCGCTGTCACCATTGACTTCGCATTAGCCACAACCGCAGAGCATATCGCTATACGAATCCCCGGCGTGTTAAGTTGCAGACTAATAGACTGCGTTATCGTAACATTCGTTGTCTTAAAGAACCCACGTGGAATTAACCACAACCTAATATCCTTTTTCCTCGGCTCGTCTAATTTCCTGCAAATGTACTTGTAATGAAACCCCAGTGTCAAATCATCAAACCCAAGCAGGTCTTTCGCCAAAAGGTAATGACTGCTCTTATACTTCTCTCTGAGAATTTTATCCTGCTCAGTTAAGGCCATTGCAATCTCCAATGGCATCCATCATATAAGAACCATCTTCTGCTTGCTCAAACTCAACAATGCTTTCTTCCAGTTTCTCCACTTCCATAATAGAATTTTTAACAATTTCAAATTTATCGTCTGCCAAGACCGATTCCACGAACCTTCTCTTTTCTGAGGCTTCGTCCATTAAGTGTGCGTGAAGCAACATAGCTTTTCGCTTAATCCAATTGTCACTTGAATCCAATCCATCTTTGATTATTTGGATGATCTGGTCTAAGGCCAAGACAAACTGCACACCCACTTCCTCTCTCAGTCTGTTGCGGTCAACCATGACTGCGTATTTCAGCCCGATCTCTGCATACCTTATTGCTTCTCCCAAATCTTTTCCAACAAGCTCCGGCAATAACTTCGAGTACACATCGTTGACGGTTAAGCCAGCCATATTGGCAAGGGTGGTAATTGGCCTTGACAGAATCTGTCTGTCTTGTTGTAAATGATCAACTATCGAAAGTGCCAGCACCTGTCCCATTTTCTACTATCCCTCTTTCCCCGAACTCTACGCCCATATATAAAGGATGTCAAGAAAAAAATTCAAAAAAAGGAAAAAAAATTAAAAGCGTAAGCAGAATAGGGGTTTAGGTGTATAGTAAAAAAAGTTCAGTGGTGAGAAAGAAAAAATGGTTCAAAAAATATTTGAGGTGGGGGTTTGAGGCTATATATAATAAGACCCCCCCCGGAGGGGGCTGGGTAGGGGTAGGCGTTTCTACTTCTACACGCACTTCTAATACTTCCACTACTTCCACTAAAAGCAAGTTTCTCACCTGTCTAACATAGTTTTGACCCTTTTACGCCGTCTAAGCCTAAGTCGCTTAGCTATCGGGCTAATAAAAATCGTCTATAGGCCCGGATATCGAAAAAAAACCTTGCTTTAGTTAGTCGATAGGCGTATAAGTATAGATAATAAATAGAAAGGAGATAAGACATGGATGAGAACATACAGGAGAATTTGAGGTTGTTGCTTTACCGCGCGATTGAACTAATTCACAATTATCAGTCTCACGAGAATCAAAATGGTCACCTTCCACTTTTAGACGCGGAACGTAATATCGGTATAGCCTTAGAGCTTATTGATAGTGACTAACAAATACAAAATAGGAGAGGAGGCGGACAGAACAGGCGGCAAAGATGAAGTCAAACGTAAACGCACCACCAACCAGAATGGAGGTTTTAAACATGACAGCAAACACAGAAGCTAAAAGCACATTGGTATTTGAAGGTAAAGAGTACAGTCTTGAGGAAATTCAGGAAATTCAGAAATCAGTTTCTGAAATGACTAAGCTCGTAAAAGAAGCCAAGAAGGAGGGTATAATTGCTAAAAAGGTCATTGCGAAAGTGGATGATCCGCGCAAGCTACTTCTTGCTGACCTTTTCAGAGGTACGATCGAATCGAATTTTACTGACATAGTCGGACTCTTCACTGAAACGAAAACCGCCGAAAAGCCTGAAGGTAACATTGGAATCAATATCATGATATCAGGTATTGAATTTGACGTCCAGTTACTTTCCGGTAGGGCACGTGACGAAAAGGTGAAAATTGCCAAGATGGCAAAAGCTGAAGCAAAAGCTGAAGCTGAACTGGAAAGGGTCACCGCACCAGAATCTGAAGACACTGAATAAATTCACACAGTTCTAAAATTATGGGAGTCAGAATATTGACTCCCATTTTTTTATGTCAACCTCTTTTTTGTCACCAAGTATCTTACCACCACAATATTAAAAATTCCTTTTTGTCACTCACTGTGTTTTTAGACCTTTTTTACAACACGTGTTACAAAAAGAGCATCCCTACTTTTACCCTGTGATACAACACGCTTTTAGCCTATATTCGACTTTTAGCATATAGCCTCTAACCTATACTCTCAAAGGATTACCTCATATTAGTGTTGTATAACAGTTTTTTTACTTCCTTCTATCCTTTCCTATATAAAAAAAAATAAAAAAAAAAAAAAAAAAAAAGACAATAACACGATATAAGTATCATATATAATATAACAACAATATCAATGAAAAAATAAAGAGTGAGAGGAAAATAAAAAATAGTTTTATATATACCCGGCACTCCGAGACGAAAACAAAAAAACTGCGATGAAACACGAATCTGAGCTATCCCTTTGTCAGTATAGGTTTGCGAGGTTTTCTTAAAATCAGAAAATCGCCTTTCAAATCTGAGCTATTCCTTTGTCATCATGGGCTCCCGCAGTTCGTGTCAGATCACAAGAGATTTTGAGTAAAAAGTGAACTTGTAGTTTTGTTACGCTCACTGCTATATTTTGTTCAAAACAAGCAACACGCATACCCCAGATCAGAAAAGAAAACCGGAAAACATAATAAAATCAGGTACTTATGCAAGGTCAGCGGATTAGGAAAAACCGGATAGCAAAAAGAGGCTCGAAAACTTAATAAAATCAGGTACTTGCAAAGACCTTGCTTTTCTTTTCGGTTTAAGATAGACTATCCTCTATATACAGTAGATTTTGAGATTGCCGGTATGCCGCCGGACAGAACACAACATAACACAGGAGGACAAAATGTCAAAAAGTGTGAGAAACAAGGAACCGCAAGATGTAACCACGCTGGACATAAAACAACTTGACCTGCGTGATTTACCCAACGGGAAGCATAAGAAAAATGCTTTTCAACAACTTCAACGTATCATCAGAGCACCAAACGCGGCAAAGGAAGTTGTGCATGAAATCCTTTCCATTCTGATTCTGGAAGCAGACAGGAAAATAAACCAGCTGGAGAAAATCAAGAAACTCCACATAGTACGATTCCGCCAGATGCAATTCAAAGCAGTCGAGGACTTCAAGAACATTGAGAAGGTGAGATTTTTTGAAGCTCATAAGACTGAAATCGCGAAAAAACAATTTACATCTGAAATGGTTCATGAGTTGGAAGTGATAAAGAAACGTGAGCTATACAGTTGTTACAAGCTCAGCAAGCTGAAAGTTTCTGCTATAGACTGCACCACGTGCAACAGAAGACATTCTTGCTGGAGGGGAGGCAAACCATGAAAACCAAACAAGAATTTGAACTTCCGGGACTAACGAGCAACAACAGAATAAAAGCAATTAAACTTTACACCAAACCAACGAGAGAGAGAACACCGGCAGAACGGCGGGAACTCGAATTGTTGGTTGAAAGGGGAGGTTGAAATGCAAGAACAAGAATACGAGAAAAATCATGAAGGACATGTTGAATTGTGGAATTGGTTATCTCACCACCCAAACAAAGGAAAATCACAATGGCCTGGATGGGAGATAAACGGTGGGATATGGCCAGAAGTTGAAGCGGATTGTTATGCATGTAAAGTCAGCAGGGATCCCGCCTGTAGGGATTGTCCTATAATGTGGGGTGAAGAAACCATCAATGGTAAAATGCAGTGTGGACATGATGATTCGCCATATAGCAAGTGGTCTTTGGCCAAATCTCCCAAAACCCACGAGAAGTATGCCGCCCTTGTTAGGGATGCGGTATGGATACCATATGAAGAATGGCTTGAAATGGTCATGGAGATAGTATAACCATGAAGATTGGATTAAATTGTAAACAGGAGGTAATATGAGAGATACAAAAGAAGCAACTTGGGGAATTTCAATCGATGATGATTATTGTGAATGGAGGTTTCCCATCCAGATCAGCGGTAACGAATGTATTGCAAGTGTATATAAGAAAATAACGAGGCTATTAGGCTCCCCAGAATTTGATGGAATGCTGCGGAAAAACCGTATAAAGCCCACAAAGCTGGAGGACAAAATGGAAACATACACCGTAAATGGAGTGACGTACAAGCAGTTGGAGGATATCACAGTAAAGGCGTTGATATGGGTGGGGGCGAGGGATATGGACGCTGACAAGCTGACTATAGGAGGTTGGCTTGATTCACGTAACTCAAAAATCCGTGGCTTTTCTTATTTAGAAGTTATTCCATTTGATACCGCCCTCGACTACGCCTCATCCTGTTCTGAATATCTACTTGTTTTGCTCGTAGATCAGGGGTTCGTGGAGGTGGTGGAGGAAATTGACATAGATTACATATTCAGAACGCACGGAATTCAGAAACGAACCTCTGGAAATTTGGGAAATAAGTCGGTTTATTTGAATGAAGACTATTCGTGGACACTTGAAAAAGACGACGAGAACATACTGTGCTTGGTCCCAAAACAGAAGTAATCTCCAGTTCGCGGAGGTACCAATACCATGAAAATTGAAACCATAAAGAATGAACTCGGCGAGTTTGTAAGTTGTGTTTGTAACGAGTGTCATGTTGCTCACACGGTAGATTGTGGAAATGCGAAACTTGCATACAGTGTAATCAATAAGTTCAGGGTCAGGCACGAAAGGTGCGATTCTTTACCAAGAAACAAAACAAAATAGGAAAGGAGGGAAACATGAGTGATATGCAAGAAGTGAATGACGACCTTATGAAGGGTTTTCAGTACATGAACAGAGCTTTCGGAAATTGTGATGATGAATCACTTTCAGAGCTTCAGGGGTTGTATGATGACATGGCAAGTCTGACAACATTTACAAGCGAAGAATTGTATTCAGACCCAGAAAAATAAGAAAGGTGGTGAAAAACGTGATAAGAAACAAAAACTTCATATGTAGCAAAATGTCAATGACAGACGTTACGCGGGCTTTTGAGTGTGGAAAGAAACCCAAAGAGTATGTCTATGACACGCTGATTGAAGAAGGTTGGATAAGAAAAATAGGTGATAGATTCTTTGCACCTACAGAAAAACTTTTGAACGAAGCCTTCCTTCCAGTTTGTGTGTCGTTGGATGAAAACCAGAGGCGATATCTTTCCAATAACACCCACTTTTACCGAGTCGATTTACTTAATGCTTTTGGTGGGGAACAAACATCGGAGCAGATTGTCAAAAAGCTCATCGCGAAAGGATATATTGTGTTGGATGACAGCAAGAGATACCGGAAAAGTGGTGCTCTTGAAGAATTTTTGGCAGATGGTGATGATACTTTTATGTGGAACGATTAACTGGAGGTGTTTATGAATATTTACAAGGTGACATATAAAGATAGTGGCGGTGGTTATATCTGGGATGAACTGGTTACATTAACGAAGTGGAACAGTGGATATGGCGACCAAAGAATGAAGGAGTCTGGTGCTACAAGCGCAGTTTTTCAAATTTTCGCGCAGGAACAGGAAAGTCGTGGAGCGTTCACACCCTTCAGAACAGAACAAACAACCGTGGAGCCTCTGGCCTGGAAAAATTCCAGGAGCAGGAAGTTCGAAGAGCGTTCATACCCTTCAGAACGGAACCTTGGCGTTGCAATGGAACCAATCTCTCGCGGTGAAATGTGTGTTCGTGATGCAAGTGGGTTGATTAAATCAGCAGCAAGCCTCTTTTCGCCACTCCACAATAAAAAGTGGAGTGCTTTTGAAAAAAGTAGATTGGCGGAACAACTGAAGTTCTTTCTTGCATACAATGCCAAAGTACACGGGCGAACAGAAGGTGCAATTGCAAATAAGACAGAACAGTATCTCAAAGACAGAAGGAGGGGCAAATAATGGCTGATGAAATTAAGGGAACCACTATCACACAAGAAGATATTGACAGATACAAGAAGATGCAGGCCATGGTGGCAGAATACAGGAAAACCCTTGCACCCAAGAAGGAAGCCATTGTTGCCTCAATCCAGAAGTTACCAATGAAAGATATTGTAGAGATATTGGCCTTCGAGGGCAAGACTGGAATGAACTATGATTTTGAGTGGGAGGAAAAGCCGTACACCATGAGAATTTCTCTCAGGAAAACGGCTGGGTAGGTAGCATAACATCACGTGGTAGGAAGCATATTGGAAGGTGTGGTCGGAATATGGAGGGTGCTACCACCCTTCACCGACCAGCACCGACAACTCTGGAGGGTGTTATGGAAACTGAAAACAAAATACGAGCAAACATATTTAACTATAACGGAGAAGACAACTCTTTACGTTGCGAATCGTATGATGGCGGATATATTGGCTTGAAGGGTGGGGTATGGAAGAAACCAATCTATATTTACCCAATGAGCACTGCTAATATAGATATTCTTTTTAAA